TAGCCAGAAACACCATGTCACCAGCGTTGAGCTTAATGTCGGCAGTGATTTGAGCGGTTGAAGTGTTTGCCAGCGTCAGACCAATTACAACTGTAGTGGTAGAACTTGGCGCGGTGTAAACAGCCATATCTGAATTAGCTAGGCTGCTATCACCGTTAAACACCTTATTTTTAAAGGTATTAGCCATGTCCTACTCCTTATACATCATCAAGCAAAGCGCATACGATGACCTCTGCGGTTGATGCAGACGATATAGCATGTATATCTGCTACGGTTGTGTTCGGTAATCTTGCCGTAAAAGACTCGCTTGGACCTATGGTAATCCCATCAGCCGCACTAGACGATGCAGTGCCAGCGTCTAAAACTATGTAAATACTACGACTGTTAGTGTCGATGTTCTTGATAAACAAAAACTTCACCTTATCGCCTGTAGCCACAGCAGTAGGTGCAGTGTCGTCATCTACGGCTGTGTAATCAAGATAATTTCCAGCGATCAAGTCTGTGCTAGAGTTAGATACGCTAGTCTTTTTGTAATACCACTTATCGTTGGCATCACTAGGGGTAACAGTCGTGCTTGCTGAAAAAGTCTTTGCAATTTCATCTGGCAAAACTGTCACTTGCATTGTCACTTGAGCATCATTTGCCATCTTCTACTCCTATCAACCAAGCGCGATTGCTAATGCGGTCGCTGTGCCAGCAACCTCTGTGTTATCTGCTAAATTCAGTGAGGCCGCAACCCCCGTGACAGCCGCTCCAGACCCAGCCCCATCACAAAACACAATGTCAGTCGTTCCATTTGGTATCGACACTGTGGCTCCTGTTCCTTGTGTTATGGTAGCCGCTCTGCTACCAGTCAAAGAATTTTTAATAATAAAGAACTTAGTAGCGTTATTTGGTGCAATAGTCACGACATTTACGCCGCCTAGATCAGATCCGCTATCTTTAAGATTGATAACCGCAAACATTCCAGTCTGAACATTACTCTGCCCAGACGTAGGTGAAGCGGCTCTTATGGTAAGATCTGTCGTAAGGTCAGAAGCGGTAAGGTCAGAAGCACCCAAGACTCTGTCAAATATGTCAAAGTTAAAATTGGTGACATCACCCCAACTACCCGATAATTCTCCAGTAGCTGGCTTTTCTATACCAAGATTTGTACTAAACGAGCTTGCCATACGGTACTCCTACGCCGCTATATCTGTCCAATTTGGATTCTGCGAGGGTGTCTGCGTAGACCAGGACTGAGACGCTGTAGTGACGGCAGTCCAATTTGGTGTCTGACTAGGCACAATGCTCGTATATACGAGGACTATACCACTATTTGCAGTGGCTGTAACCCCTGTAACTAAATACTTGGATTCTAGCGTAACTGTACCAATTGCGCCAGTGCCAACATTTCCTGTTAAAGAAAGTAGAGATGATGCGGTCACAGACGCAGAACCAGCCGCACTGGTGCCAACATTCCCAGTAACAGCGACCAAAGCTCCCGCAGTGACTGCTTCTTCACCAAGATTTGTTGTGGCTACTGCGCCAACACCAACAACATTTGCTGAACAATTTGTCTGCTCTTCACCAAGGGCAGTCGTGCCAGCCGCACCTGTTGGCGCAACTACACTTGTACCAGTGACAGTAACAGAACCAACAGCACCTGTGCCAACTACTGTAGTAACATTAACTTCTATTGAGGGTATTGCGGTGGCATTTCCTACAGATCCTGTAGCAGAAACACCAGTGACAATAACGGGTATGGCTTGGTTCCAAGCTGACTGACCCCAGGTGCCTCGACCCCAACCTGTTACGTTTGCCACAGTTAACTCACTACGCTATGCGTATAATAGCGTTACTTGCGTCTGCTGTGGGGAACTGAATAGTGAACGTGCCAGAAGTAGACGTTTTGTTTGAAGAAAAGTCCAACACTGCAACAGCTTTATTACTGTTTGTGCTATTGTATATCAAAGCACCCATAGCTGTGATGGTTGCTGTAGTAAAGCTAAGATCCGCAAAATCAGTAAACGCTGTGGTTCCAGATGTTGTTGGAGCAACCTTAGTAAGCGTGCCGCCACCTGTGGCATATGTCCCGCTAGAGGCTACTTCGCCAGTTGTAACAAAAGCCGTGGAAGCCGCTCCTAAAGTTGCCGTAGTGCTGGATTTACCACCACTGCCCTCTGCATACAGAGCCAGTTTAAAAGCATTACCGTTTGTTGCGAAATTGTGCGTGCCCAACATCAATTCTTGCTTGAATGCGGTACACATTGCTTGTGCTATTGCCATTATAGTCTCCTTATAGCGTCAGCTAGTTGATGTTGACCCGCCTCACGGACCTTCGCGCAAATTGTAGCACGTTCTTCCTTTCTAGCCAACTCTACATAATATTGCACTAAATTTCGGACTCGATCCTTAAAAGCCTCCGCTTGTAAGCGTATAGGCTCTGGAGCTTCATCCGATATATACATTATCTTATTAGCCGCCATGTCAGCTATCTGATCGTTGGAAAGTCCTCCATTATCAGACGAAACGACATTCACTGATCCTACTGATGCAACATTTACCTCAAACATTATCATGTCTCCCAAAGATAATCGGATTTGACTCAACTGGTTCAGGAGGTTCTATCTCCGATTGTTTTGTTATTAATAATCCTCCATCTTGCACTGTTTGAACAAGAGGATCGTCTAATCTATGATAACCATACAACTTTTCGTTATCTGGCACATTGGTATCTAACAAGCTAGATTTACTGGCTATTTCTATTTTTATACCTTTTGAAACAGCTATCGCACACCAGAACTCGACACAGGCTCTGCCTGACTCAGCCATGCTTACGTTTTTATATGTGTAATCAATCCCGTATAAACATATAGTGCCTGCTTTTGCCCAGATCGCATACGCTACGGCGTATGCCACCGTGTTGTTAAAATAACAATAACCTAGTTCCGTAGCCACTTCTTTAAGAGGAAACAGCTCTAGGTGCTTTACACGCTTGTCTAACTGACATGTTATTATGGGTTTTTTGTTTGTTTTTAAAAACTCACGAGCAATGCCCGTTTGAGATCCAGCATTCTCAGTATCAAGAAATCTAGACACTGGATCCATCATGAAGGTCTTATCAACGTGAATAATACCGCCAATACAGTTTATTCCCCAGATTTCATCAAATTCATGCGAGGCAACTCGTGCAGCTATATAATCGGAATAGCTACCGCCAAGTCCAACAATAGCAATCTTCATGTTCTTGTTCTTCTAACCAATCCCATTCGATACGCATCAGCATTTTCTCTAGCTTCTCCATAATCCTTCAAGCGTATCAACGATTCATTAAACCTGTCGCCATACATCTTCATAACGTCAGGCTCACCCTTCATAAATGTGTAAGCCTCAACCAGGCTACCATATAACATTGCATTTGGAGCATTCTCACTAAGCCAAGTCTCTGTTGTATCTGCGCTTGTAGACACTACCGTACCCGTGGCTCCACTCGTGGCACCTGTAACAGTTTCGCCTACAGTGAAGTCAGTGCTTGGAATTACGATAGTGAACACAGTAGCAGACGTTATCGAGGATATCGTTGTACTGGCTCCGCTCGTGCCACCTGTTATAGTTTCTGAGGCTTGAAATGTACCGCTCACGCTGCTAACAGTAAGAACGAATTGACTAGCTGTTAGACTGGTAGGACGGTAATAATAATGCAGTTCTGCCGTAAATGCCGCATTAGGCGTGGGAGCCAATATAAAGTTGTTTACATCATACAGAGCATAATACTTAGGAACGCCTGTGGTAGCTATTGTTGAATTATATTCTTGTACAAAATTAACATCTTTTTGAACGATGAACTCTCTTGCTCCAGAGTTCTCTATAGCCAAGCTAAACGAAGCTAAATAATCATCAGGAACAGCTAAAAACTCATTGCTGGCTGTTGTTGTTCCGTTAACGTTTTTACGAAAAAAATCAAGATCTACGCTTTTGAAAATACGTTCTTCTGCTGATGATATAAAATCAGATAGATGAGAAACAAAAGTTGTCTCTTGATTCTCTGTGTAATCCTTAATCGCAGTTTTCAATGTTGTGTATGTATAACTCATGATACGCTCACTGTAACTGTCCCTACAGAACCTATAGCTATAGGAATCAATTCATATTCAAAAGTTTGTAAACTAAAGGAAGGGAACCGAACAGTCGCCGGAATGCTATTATTGCTATCTGGTCGTGGATCACGAAGAGCTTGACGATCTGCAATTACTCTTCTTGGTTCTAGTTGAGGATGCTTCTCTTCATACTCATCCTCTCCAACAAGCAATCCGTTCCATTCTTTCCGCATGTTTCGCAGGCGGTATCGAAAGCCAGAACGATCTGATATTCCATAAGCATTTTTACCGACTGCAAATTTAGCCATTATACCCTCAAATATTGAATGTCAGGTTGAAGTTTCAAAGAAACCCTATCCTCATCCTCATCCGCTGCACGTTGGAACTCTTCTTCATACAACGTTTTTAAAAGCTGTACACGTTCTGGAGCCTTCTTTAATGCAATGTAATATGCCATGCCAGCCGCCGCGCAAGGCAGAAAACGGAACGGAAGTTCCATTGTGTTGACCAATGCATCTGCATCTTCTATGCGTCTTACATAGTAGTAAACAAGTTGATCAGTGCTGTTTTCTGGTGTAGGCCATAACGTTATTTCAGGCGCGATCTGTCTATTGAAGAAATATTGAGAAGGTCTACCCTCTGTGGTTTTGGAGGGCTGAGACAAATAGTTGCTTCTACTAATCTTACTTACTGTAAAATCTGTGTTACTTCTTCTGACGACAACCTCTAAGAGATCTACAACATCAGCACCGAGTGTAATTGTAGCTTGACCAGACGTTAACGTAGTTGTGGCTTGACGAACGGTCCAAAGATTAACACCTCTGTTCGCCCAATCAGCAAACATCAAGTTCATGGAACGCCTAGCTGTTCTCGCATCGTATCCGGTGCGGACTTCTAATCCGCACCGTTCATACGCCTCTTCGATGATCTCAGCTACGTCAAGATCAAAATCTCTTGAGTTTGAAGTTGCCATTACTTAGACCTAACTTTACCACCGCGCATCATCTTCTTCATGCCTACTTTACCACCGCGCATCATCTTCTTCATGGGAAGTTTTGCCTTAGTCATTCCACCACCACGCATACGTTTCATGGCTTTTTTCTTAGCACCTGGCATCTTCTCGTCTCCTTCTTCTTGTTAAGATTAAGTTAAGGTAGTCTTCCTTCGTGTAATTCTCATAATACCCTGTCTTCTCCAGTATCTTACTCGCATCGTCTAGTTCTGACAATCTTTGTATAAAAACCATGGTGAAATCAGTTTGAAAAGATAGCAGCCATAGATCTAATTTATTGCAGGCAAACCATTCATTCATTGCTACACAAGCGGCCTCGACTTCTTCATATGCCTGGCTTGGTTCCTCTTCTAAACAAATTATAACAGAATATTTTTTACTAAAATTTTTGCATTTTGTGGCTACGGTCTTCCACAAATCATCTTTATCAAGACACTCAACAACTAATAACTTGTCATCTTTCAAAGCCTTTTTTGCAAAAGGACAAGGGGCATATCCCACATCTGGATCAACTACACTTAAATCATTGTGAACCCACTCTTCTATAAGTTCACGCATCCTTACTTCTTCTTCCTACGAACAGACTTTACACGCCTTGGTTTGCCTGCTGGCTGCCCCAAACGTTTCTTCTGAGCAATGCGAGAAGACTTTTCTTTTGAAGACATTTCTTTGGTTGTCTTCGGGGTTTTGGATGATACCCGCTTAGACGGGCGACAATAAGGGACACCACGCTTTTCTCCTTTTTTACGACCACATTTTTTGCCCGTGCTAACGTCTTTCCAGTCCTCTTTAAACCATCTTTTAAGAGCCAAACCAGCTTTTGTTTTTCTAACTGCCATCAGGATTGCTCCACTGCGCCTTTAGTTCTTTTTCTTCGCTTCGGCAATACTTTGCCGCAACCTCTCGCTACCGCCGTGCCCTTGATATTTTTGCCGCGAAATTTCCGCTTCGGTTTGGACGGAGCAGCCATCACTAGAATGTCTTACCTTTGCGTTTAGTAGAGCGATTCTTTCTTTTAGTCTTTTTACTTTTTCCTCCAGTTCCATAATTTGCCGCTCCTACTTTTCGGCATTTTGCAATAGCCCCTGAAGCATACGCTGACGGAAAAACTTTATAACGTGCTTTAACCTTTTTATAACAAGCGTCTTTTGGCATTTTAGAGTTCCTCTTCGATAGAGGTTTTGAAATTTGTTTTTGCATTGAGCTTCGCGAGATTGCCATCATACGTCCTTCCCGTGAAATCTTCCCACATAGGTCTAATCATCTCATGAAGTTGATCTATTTTTTCATTATTAGCATCAATCTTCAACGCCATGACCGCTACATTTCTATCTACGGCAATAAGCGTTGTTGAAATCCATGTGAGACCAGTTACACATGCACCTATAAAAGCAACAAAGATCGTTCCTGCAATGAAGTTAGCACTTAACATTTCCACCTTCTCCTTGCCTGACGCAAACGTGAATTTGGATTCTTTGCCGCTTTTGGAAACTTTTTCATTTGACCAGCGGATCTAGCGCAAAATGACTTACGTCTCTTTGCTGCCTTACTACCTTTTTTGACTTTTCCAGTAACAGCCGTTTTTAGCTTGCTGCCTGGATTGTCTCTGCGGTATTTAGCGACACCAGCCTTAGTCATTCCCGCTCCACTTTTTGTGGAGCGGAAATACTTTTTCGTCTTCGGAGGCTGTTTGTCTCCTTTACGAGCCATTACTAGTAGCTCTTCATCACTTGCATGATGATGGTGTATGTATCAGCAGATGAATGACCAACAGTCGTGAACATTATGTCTCCTGTTACACCAGTGCTTGCAGGATTTGTTAAACCCCCAAAAGGAGTGTAATCATGATGTCCACTTTGATTTTCACCAAGTTCGATACAAAAGTCATCTGTGGTTGCATCAAACAGAATCTTGACTTTCATCCCGTTACACTGCCACCAGATTTTTTCTATAGTAGCCCTTGTACAGGCACTACCATCTATGTTTGCAGACAACGCAGATACATCGACCTTCTTTACCGCACTTTCACCTGAACCATCAGAGATATTGGTGAATTTAAGCACGGCTGTTTTTGGACCATCAACAAGCGTTTGTGAGGTTACAGCGTCAGCCATATCAATCTCCTAAATCAACTACGCAATTTGAACGTACTCGATGATGAACGTAAAAGAACCCGCTGTTGTAGCGTCCACAGTATTTGTGATGTTACAATAAATTGTTCTTTCTGTGTCGGTGTACTGAACAGAAGCTGGGGCTGTTGTGCCATCTTGCGTCTGAAGAACCAAACTGGTCACAGTTACGTTGTGAGCAACAACGGTTGTACCACCATCAAGGATCTCATCTGTTTGTGCAGCAACAATCTGTGCTCCAGAGCTTGATGTGCCAACCTCATATCCGATATCACCTGTTCCAATAACGGGAGAGACATCACAAAATATTTTAATGTCAGTGATGATTGTGTTGGCTGGCTGCGTAAATTCACCAATAGCTGGGCTATCACCTGCTGTTGTGTTAACGGTGACACCAGTGGCATAGCCAACATGCTTCACATATTTGTTGGTGACAATGCCTGTAGAAGCTATAGAGGAAGTTTCTGTTATCGCACCCGTGGTTGAGTTTTTATTGATAACTTTAAAACCATTTTCAGAGCGGACTGCCCCGCTAAAAGTAGTAGTAGCCATTTAAGTTCTCCTGTCGTGGCTAATGTCAGTCACCCAATGCGACTGTCAGGATAAAAACATCATACACGAAAAAAAATGAAGCCGCAATTACTACGGCTTCAAGTTAAGGGAGGATTTGATATCTCAACAATGCGTAAGATACAAAAGTATCATAACACAAAAAAGGGCGACTAAAAAGCCGCCCTTTAACCCAGTATGGAGGACTAGGGTTTATGCACCAGGTGAACCAAATACACAACGAGGATCGGAGAAGCCGAAGCTGTAACGCTCACGAGCCTTGAAGCGCATGTTGCCAGTGTCAAAGTCTGCTTCCATCTGTGTTGACAGTGGAACACGCTCAAAGTGGAGGAATCCACGAGGAGCATCTGTCAACAGGAAGAATGCATCCGTGTCAGTGAGGAAGTCGTTAACGGCATAACCGTCAGGCAACATACCCATTGAACGAATTGCATTGACATCGTTGTCAGCAGTACCCACACGAAGATTTGAAACCATCAAACGCTCGGCAACAAACTGTAGTTGACGAGGAACAACAAGTTTCATTCCGCGTAGAGCAACCTTCAAACCACGCTCATCAACAAAACCAGCAATGCTAATCAGAGCGTCCTCAAGAGAGGTTTCGTTCAAGTCAGCGGCAGTGCTTGGCTCGTTGTTGAATGTGCTACCATTTGTCAATGGGTGAGATGCATCACACAATGCAACTCCGTCACCACCAGCAAACGCACCAGCCGAGAACGCATTGTTTAGAATGCTGGCTGCTTTGACCTGCTTGGTATGTGCCATTGAACGGGCAAGAGCACGAGTGTAGCGGCTTGAGAGACGATCATAAAGATTGTCCTCGACTGCTTCTTCAGTAATGCTAAATGCCAAGGCAATGGTTTCATGGTTGTACCGAGCGGTAAATGCTTCGTTGGCATCATCAAAACTGATGGCAGAACCCTCATCCTTAGTGGGAGCAGCTCCAAAGCCAGAAAGCATAACCTCTTCTTCAAATGCACGATCTGAAGACTCGGTGGTGAAAATTTCGGCGTGCTGGTTTTCATACCTGTCATACTCCATTCCAAATAGAGCATTTAGGCCAGGCTCCAGCTCTTTCGCCAGTTGTGCGCGAGAAATAGCCATAACTGAGCCTCCTTATACGCCAGTCGTAGAAACAGTGCCCTGTGCAATACTGCCCGTAGGAGCATTGAAGTGGTTGTTTATACGAACGATTAACGGGATACCAGCAGCAGTGAAGTCTGAGTTTTCAGGGTCATCAAGAATACCCATGATACGCAGAGCATGCGTGTTGGTGGTTGCGATAGTATTCAAATCCGCAGTAGCAGAAGAAATACCTGTTGTGGTAGAACCGCTGTTACCAGTTGCCATTTGAATGTTTGCAAACACTGCGGCGCGAATCTCTGCTTCAGTATTAGCAGCAGAAACCACGTTTGATGTTGCAATCGTAAACAACTGTGATGGACTATCATACAAAAAGGCTTTAACGGGATGATTAGAATCCGCGCCAGAACCAGGCCAGTAGTTAGAACGAACTACTTCTCCAGTGGTAGAACTGACATACTCACATCCGTTGAACACACCCACGATTGACACTGATCCACCAGCAGCAGCTTGCAGATCATCAATCACTCCGGCAGCAAGCGGGATAACCGCCATACCTTGGAAGATCGGGTTAGAGTTGGTAGACGCGATGCGATACTCAGTCGTACCAGTGGAATTAGGTGCTGAACCCAGCATCCCATACGGCCTCAAGCCGAAACTTCCATTGGTGTTTGCCATGAGAATAACTCCTTATCTCACTATGGTTTAATTGGAGCCGCCTTTGCGACCTCCAAAACTTACACGACTTTGCCTCTCATTAGTGATTGGCATCGAAGGATGTTGTTCCTTCATTAAGTCCTGATCCACAGCAGTCATCTGTTCGCGTGTCCGATCACGGTAATATGCGGTTCTTTCCTGCGCTGTCTCTTCAGGGATCCTTGCTAACATTAACCCGCCGTTTCCTATAACACCTGCGTGATTACCATCTTCAATAACAGCAAAATCGGATCCAGAATACTCATCGGCTCTGACAGGTTCCCATCCTTCACGAAGTTTCGCATGGACGTTCATCTTGTCTTCATCACCTCTGAGGGCTGTTCTAATCCAACGGTGCCTATATCCGTCAGGTGCTTCAGGTGCTTCTAAACGACTGGGCGGTGCCCAAGGCTTTCTGCGCGATGTCTTTTCGCGGGTTTCGGTAGACCGTGGTTGTCTTGTGTCACTCATAGCTTAGTCCTTTACATACTTAGCGTATTCTTCAAGTGGAACACCAAGTTTCTTAGCCATTGCTACTTGTGACGGTGTCAACTTGACGGTCCTGCGCCCCTGTTTTGAACTGCGGGAAGCGGAAGTATCAGCCGAGGCGACTCTTGTACTTCCTCCGGTTTGTTTTCCTCCCATCTCATTTGGAAAACGAGATTTTAAACGGGAATCCAACTCATCATAATACTCTTCGCCGTCTGGGTCAAACCCTTCTTCGGTCACAAGTTTATTATGAATGACAAAAGCGGCTTGAGTCATTATCTCATCTTCGCCAAACCACTCATTCTTTTCAGCCCACTTCTGCGCCTTTGGATCTGGCTGTGCGGCGGGTTGAGCCTGTTGTTGCGCGGCGGGTTGAGCCTGTTGTTGTGGCACAGGTTGTCCACCTTGCTGTTCTTGCCGCTGTTTTGCTAATCGAAAGCGTTCTTGTTCTATAGAAATCTTAGATAAAGCCTGTTGAGCATCAAACATTGCATCAACATCGCCGCGATCATGAGCTTCACGATAGGCTCTTTTCGCAGTATCTAACTGAGAATCAATGCGAGTTCCGTACTCGCTCAAGTATCCTTGATCTAGATTTGTTAAACGGTACTTCAGATCTTCGTTCTCTTTTTTGAGAACGTCTGCAATACGGGCAGCTTCTTCTTTATCTCTCTCCGCGTAGCGGTACTTTTCAGTAAGTTTCTTTATCCGCTTCTGGACACCTTTACTGTAGTTATCCAGTTCCTCTCCCTCTGAATCTTCTTGAACAGTGACTTTTGGCTTGTCATTAAGCTCTAAATCCTGTTGAACAGGCTCTTTCTCAGCAGACTCGTCAATTGTGACTTCTACGTTTTCTTCTTCAACAACTTGTGCTTCAGCCTCTGCCACTACCGCCTCCTTAGACATGTTTCACATCATCTGGCTCAAGGATCGTAGCAATGACCTCATCGTCATTGATTATGCGAACCTCACCGCCATCAATTTTAAACCTGGACCCTGCATATCTGCCAATACAAACCCACTGACCCTCTTCACACCAAGGGTCAGGACTGTCACCGAATTTGTTAGGATCTTGATACGCCAAAGGCCCTAGCTTTAAAACATATGCCACCACAGTAGCTAATGCCTCACGCTCTCGTGCCTCGTTGGGGATTATGATGCCGCCTTCTGTCTTCATCTTACCTTGGTAAGGCATGACAAGTATCCTCCAACCAGTTGGTTGAGGCAGGCGTTCTTTCAAAGATTTGTCTACTAAACTGGGGTCTAAAACTCGCTTTTCAGCCTCCACATAGGCGGCTTCTGTTGATACGGGTTCTTTTGCTTTAGACTTTGCGAGATGTTCAGGAACGTATAATGTCTTCGCCATCTTCTAGGTTTCTCTCCAGCAGGGTTTTGATCTCTTCCTTGGCGTAGACAAGTCCCTGTACTTCTCCAACCAACCGCTGATACTGTTCAAAGTTTGAAACACCACCAGATGTTAACATGTCAGCGATCTGTTCTTCTCGCTGTGCTAACAACTTATAAACATGTTTTGCGAAGTCTGCAACATCCATTATACAATTAAAATGTCCCTGCGAACTTTTTACCTCTTACAACGGCACCACAGCCTCGGCTCATATTAGGTGCATCTACGCTCATTCCCTTGCTAAAACCTTTTACACCACGACCTTTTAAAATGTCTTTTTGTGTAACTTTTCCGTCACCTGTCAAATCAGGAAAACTAGTGCTACCACCATCTGCAAAAATTTTAACCTCGGTATTATCATCTCTTTCCTTAAAAAGATCAGACTCGGCAAGCTCTTTAGCATCTTCACTACCAAATTCTTCAAGTTCTTCTAATTCAATAATTCTTGGATCAGTCATTAAAACCTCCTACTTCTTAAAAAACTTGGTTGCTGCACGGGTTCCAAATGAAGCCGATACAATGATCCCCAATGTGTACCTATAATACTCCGGCATGGCCTGTAAAGCAACAAAACCATCTTCTACGATCTGCCTGCCCCAATCTCCACAAAAAGCTAAGATAAGTGGAACCGAAAACAAAATGGTAAGCCATTCGTCTTTCCAGCTATTTGCAGATGCGTCAGCCATTTTAAGATCCCAGTCGATCTCTCCTGTGGCTTTCTTCTCCATAATGACAGCTTCTGCCTTGGCTTTCGCGACTTTCGCACCAGCTTCAGCTTTCTTGGTTTCAACCTTCCCCTCAAGCCATGTCGAAGCAAGACTGCCCAATGGTCCTAAAAGTGCCTGTATCATTCTATGATCCTCACAATGTAATTTGTGCCATCTTCGTTCTTCTCGATTACAACGGTTTTGTTTTCGCAAGCATACCTAACCGCTGTTGATTTCTTATATAGGTTTCTCTCTATTTTTCGCTTGGTCTTTAGGCATTTAGATATTTTTTCAAACGCTGTATGCTCTGCAACATCACCGCCCATATAGAGTATCAATGTGATTGTTTCAGTTACCACGTTGTTCATTCCTCATCTTTTCAATCTGTGCTTCAATATTCGTTAATCGCTTTTCGTAAAAGTCTAACACCAGTTTGGTTTGCTGATCCGCTGGTGCGCGACCAGCCTCGATTATTGTTTGCAGCTTTTCAAACTGACCTGAAAGGTGTTCGATAAGCATATTTTGTTCTTGATCACTTGCAGTAAGACCTAACTCCCCACGCGGAAATTTTATTCTAAATTCTGTGTTTTGACTAAGATCAGCCTCTATAAGAATGATTTTGTTTTCGATGCTGTTGAGTCGTTCAATAACCCCAAAATATGCCCATGTCGCAACAGCCGCCCCAACTACCATCGCAATTAAGTTGCGTATAGGCATTGATAGTTCAGTGTTTTCACTCAGCTTTGTTGCCATCACTCACAAACTGTCTTACCTGCACAGTCTTTTGGAAAACAATGCATAGCCATCTGATAATGTTTATTATCATAGACCGCTGACCATCGATCATCTTCCAACATCCAGTGACATTGTTTTTGACTCATCGGCTGTTGCAAGCTCATTTGACCAATATAGTGATCCGTCACTCCATCATTTCCCCACATAGAAATCACCAAAATGTACTCTCTCAAGGCCATTAGTATAACTCTTTGTCCGCACTCACCTTAACTGGTTTACAATATGCCGTTGCCTTATGTTCTGAGGGAACTCCACTGTAATGTTGATAGTTCCCATATCTCTTTGTTACCTGTGATGCGAAAAAATTGCAATCCGTTACGGATCTGAAGTACATATCTTGACTTTGCACTTTGCCGCCTAATACAACCACCAATAAAAACGCATGAATCATTTCTTACTCATCCAGGCCGTTGTGCCCATGTAAGCTCCCACAATACCTGCGCCTGACAGAAATATCAAATCGGTGACAACTCCAAGCCCCTCCAGTTTTTCAGGAGAACACCATGGAGATGCCAAGAATACGGCGTAGAGACCCATGAAGATCAACGTGTATCGAGCCATGCGAAGTTGAGCCACATTCTTGCGTAACTCTGTTTCCGTTTTCTTTATCTCTTTAACATGACTAAGTTCCGCGTCACTTACGATGCCGTCACCATCTTCATCATAGTCTGAATATACACTGTCTTTTTGTAACTTCTTCTGCGCCATTTTAACCTCTTACAATTGTCCATAACATGCCGATTAAAAGAGAACCCATAACAATGATCACAGCCATAACTATTAAAAAGTTCTTTACGGCCTCCCACTGTTCTTTTTCTTTTCGTATTTGCTCTCTGCGTGCGTTAGCAGCGGCCTCCTTCGCAGCCTGTATGCGTCTAGCACGCTCATCTACGATCCCGCGCCATGTGCCGTGACCGAAACGTAAATCTACAAGAGTGGCTATCTCGCGCACTTTTTCCTGCGCCAGTTTAGCGTCAATGACTTCTCGTGCCACATTCTCCACACCAAATTGATCGGTTAGACTCTGACCAGACTTTTTGTTCCGAGCCTTTTGAGCCTCACCCTCACCGCGCAACAAATCATCTATCTGACCCGCCAACGAGCCGATATCCTTTGCCGTATTTACGTTTGATTTAATGAAATCTGTGGCTTGCTTAACTAACGCAAGTCCAGTCAAGACCTCTGCAACGACCATGCCTCATAACTCCAGTCCCGCTTATGCGGTTACTTGGAGCGCAATGCCAGGTCCCTCTGGGTCTGGATGCGCTCACGATTCACATCTGCCCTTTCTTCTGCGATCTCTTCTTGGAGTTCGATCCGTGCTGCGTCAGTCGTTGCTCTTTGCTGAACCTTCTGACGTTCAAGGTCTAATTCTGCGGCATCCTGTTGTGCCCTGCGCTGAGACTCAGCGGCCTTAATTGCAAGCTCCTGCTGTCTTATCTGTACGAGCGGATCTTGCTGTCCCTCTGGTGGTGCAAGCATCTGTATGATTTCCTGAGTGAACTGAGCCTCTAGTTTTGCAACCTCGGACTCTATAACTTCCTCAGACATCGCAGATGCCGCCTGCATTTGTTGTTGTGCCATCATGGGATCCATCGCACCCATTTGTGCTGCTAACGCCGCTTGCTGTGCCTGCGCCTGCTGTTGTTGTACTTGTGCCATAACAGTCAAGCGTGCCTTCATAGATATATGATCCTGAAGATGCCCCATGAATGTAGCATAAATGTTGGGCGATGTAGAGACCAAAGGCAGTTTCATAAATGTCACATGCGTCATAATGTGAGCGTCATGGTCTTGCTGTTGAAACGCTGTCAACAGTTCTCCTTGCATGCCTTTTGCGTTCTCGATGCTCGGACTCGTGGGTTGTGGCTCTTTCTTGGCAGGCAGTATCTGGTCAATGTTCTGAACCTCCAACGCCTGATACATGCGCTTGTATGCCTCATGCAGATTATGGATGTTGGGGTTGGATTGCGCCAGTTGAAGCTGTGTTTGCGCCAATGTCACACGCTGCGCCATCGAAAAGATGTTCGGATCAGAAACAGGTATAACATCCACCCGTCCATCAAAGTCCTGCGCTTTCACCTCGGAAGGTGCTCCGGCTACCTCATACGGATATGTTGAAGGGAGATTTTCCGCGAAGATTCTGGCGAGGAGCCGGAACTCTGTTTTCTGTGCGTAATGTAAACGTTTATGAATAGCCGACATGACCTTCATACCACGTTCCAACAACGCTACAGTTGTGCCTACGGGCATATCTCCGCTTTTGCTCTCTCCAATCTGCTGATCGGCTATAGAGACAAAACGGCGACCACCTTCAATAAGTGACGCTAATAGCTGTGCTAGGGTGCCTGAAGGCTCTTTAAACGGCAATGGAATGATTGAGTTACGGATGTCACCGCCAGGGGCATCAATGTCCCTGAACTCACCAGGTGCCAGCGGCTCGTCATCGTTTCGTATGCGTATGCCGCGTGCCTTAAATCCTGACGGCAGATTGGCAAGTGTGCCGGAATCTATAAGCTGACGTAATATACTGGTGGTTGCTCGACCCAAGCCACCAATCATATGTATCAGGCCGTAGCCATAAAAGCCCAGACCAGGTAGGAACTTGTAATGCACAAAATACTGCCGTTTGCGCTTTAAGGGGTCTTGCTGGTCGTAATTACGGGTTATGGACAGGATTTCACCAGATCCAACGTCTAACGTCACTATATATGGTAATTTGATGCCTGTGAACTCACCTTGCTGATCTACGTCCTCAAAACCCTCAAGATCCATCTCGATATGCATCTCAAGGATCGTGTGCACCTCATCCAGATAACCCTTACTGACACCATCTATCTCGTCTACCTTGTCACGAACTTTATCATCAGATTCCTGACTCGTGGATACCTCTACATCACGATAAATGCCTGCAACCTGCATTTTACGGACTTGATTCTCATCCATACGCAATACATGCGTAATTCTTGAGGCTGTTGACAAATCTGTAGCAGAATACGGTACTACCAGATCTTCTGACGGTACAAACGCCGATACAGCGCGGTTTCTGGTAGGATCAAAGTAAACCTTCTTAAAGGTAGAGCCTGACAGCGGTAAATAGAACAGCATCTGATCCGTATCAGGATCAAACTCCTCCATGACCTCAGTAACCTGATAGTTCATGAAGTTCTTGACTCTAGCTGCCTGTGATTCCTTTTCGGCGGTTCTTGCGCCTATGACCTGTGTTTTCACAGGACCACCAGCAGGCAGAAGCTCTTTGTACGCTTGTGCTTGAAACTGTGTTACGGACTCGGCAATCAGCGGATGTGTTACGCCGGATGCGCCATCAAACGGTTGGCTGCGCTCCTGATACTTGATACCAAGAAGATCCAGACCCTTGGTGTATGCTTGATGCCAGTCCTCACGAGATTCCGTGTCTTCTTCGTACATCTCACGAAGTTCACTAGATATCTCGCCTAAAACAGCCTCATCTATGATTTCAGCCAAGTTAGCGTTGTGATCATACTGTTCTGTCTGTACTTCCACGCCCTCTGGCTCACCGCCCATCAATGCCTGAACGATGGCACTTCCGTCCGCACCCTGCATAACCTCTGCACCGCCAGCAAAGTCCTCGGCCTGTGGCACTTCTACCATCATGCCCTCTACTGCTTCGATGCCGGAATCCGTCAAACTTCCTGTGGGTCGTGGAGGTAGTGCCATTAGAACGTTCCTTTGAAATTTTTAATAGAACCGCCTCTTTTAAAACCTATCTGTGAAGCGATTGACTCACCATCTTTTTCTTCTGAACCAGCACGACCAATGATTGTGCCGCCTGTAAGTCTGCCATTCTTATCTCTTTTGGCACCTCTTACAACGACCTTCCTGCCGCCAATTATTCTGGTGCTCAGATCATTGTTCGGAGCTTCCAACTCATCACGTTTAAGAGCGTCACCTATGGACTCTATCAATGATGCTATGATGCCCTGTTCATCTGCCATTAGAAGCTACCTTTGAAATTGCCTAATGAAACCTTGCCGCCGTTACGAAAACCCTGTTCTTTCTTCACACGGGCAATCGCATCGTTCAAAGAACCGCCCTTGGCGTTCTTAACAACCTTCTTCTGATCTTTCTTGAGTTCAGCGATCTTTCGTTCAAGCTCTTCTATTGTGGCAGTCGTAAGATCAAACTTTTTAGTAGCCATCAGAAGCTTCCCTTTAAAATTACCTAATGAAACTCTACCACCATTTCGGAACTCATAAAATAAACCTGGGCCATCTTCGCCAACCTTGAACACTTGAATATCGCCCGTGCTACGACCTTCTCTAAGATCCGCTTTATAGCCTAAACCTTTTAATCTTTTTTGTGTTTGTCGTGCGGTGCTTCTTTCTGTGGCATAGTCCGATAATGCATCCTGAACCGCTTGGCTATAGTCTGACATCAAAAGCTCCCCTTAAACTCACCCAACGAAACCTTACCGCCATTGCGGAACTCACCAACAACGACCTTGTCACCTGGTTTGATCTTATCAGGATCTTTGATGCCGGAGGCTTTTGCCATCTTTTTTACAACTTCTAGAGCCTCACGAGGGCTAAACCCTGCCTTACCTGTAGAAGATCGAATTGATGATCCACCGCTGTCTCCTAAAGCGATGTCATACATCGTATCACCCTTAGAAACGGTATATATCTCTCTTCTAGGAGGATTGCTTTTAGACTGTCCCCTGTTCGGAAATTTGCCCTTTGCTCCATCACGGAGTTTTTGCAGGCTCTCTTGAGTCTTCCTGCGTCTCTCTAAATCTTTTTTACTGTCAGCCATCAATAATACTCCCGTTTTCTAGGATACCAGTCACTGTTATCGTTCTCACCTTCAAGTTCGATAAACCCACCCTGCCGGAAACGCATCAAAGCCATCGTCATGCTATCAACAAAGTCGTCATGCTCTCCATGCGGAAACGCAAGACATTCCTCGATAACTTCCTCCGAGAACTTCTGTTCCGGTGCCCACACCATCCCCGCCTCAAAGAGCGGTGCTACCGTGTGCATACGGGTGATCTTATCACGACCCTTGCTCGGTGTATAGTTCATAACAGGAATGCCTGCCGCACGCATCTCGTCCGTCAGCGGTTGCCCTGAAGCCTTCGCTTCAATGATGACCATATCCGGTTCCCAATACTCATACTCCTCTCCAGCAACTGCTTTAAGCTCTGGAAAATTCCATCTACCGCGTCTCGCATCCATGAGAATAACATTGTCAGCCCCTGTCTCTTCATTAACAAATACCCCCCATGTCGTAATCGCAGAATAGTCTGCCGTCTCTTTCTTACTAAATGCCGTATCATACGCCTGTATTATGTAATTTACAGTGGGTATTTCCTCCTTTTGCCACATGTTCCACCATTCTTTCTTGACAATCGCCCCCTCTTCGGCTGTCGGATTCTGCTGCCACTGTGCATTCCACTTGGCTACAGGCAAGGATGCCTTGACCTTGACCAGCGAATCATGATCCCAGAACTCAGGCCATAGGGGTTTGTCTGATGGTAGTATGGCGGGGAACTCAATAACCTCCCATTCGTCCGCTAAAGTGTCAGATCCCTGCATTTTGATGACCTGACCCGTCAAATCCTTCATTCCCCAGCGTGTCATAACGATAATTATGGCTCCACCAGGCTGTAAACGCTGTCTTGGACCGGAGGTATACCATTCAAAGGCGTTATCGAACGCCGTAGACGACAATGCGTCCTGTTCCGAGTGCGGATCGTCAATAATCAACAGATCTGCACCGCGTCCAGTCATTGCAGCACCCACTCCGGCAGCAAAATACTCGCCTCCAGCCGAAGTTCCCCACCTTCCGGCGGCTTTATCGTCCGCTTTTAGTCCCGTTTCGGGGAAAATGGTGTGATAATCGGGTGTATCGATCAAATCCCGCACTTTTCTGCCAAATCTAACCGCCAACTCCGTGTTATGGGTGGCCTGAATGATCTTGAGCTTCGGATTTCGCCCCAAAAACCACGCTGGCATCAAATATGAGGCAAATTCCGACTTGGAATGACGCGGTGGCATGTTCACAATCAGCCTTTTTAGCTTGCCTTGCGCCACTTGTTCCAGTTTTTCGGCAATAACGCGGTGATGACGGCCTTCTATGAACCCGTCATACACATGATGCACGAATGGCATGAACTGATCGCGTGCTTTTTCGCGTATCGAGAGTCGAACCTGCTGGTTCTGAAGGGCATATATCTCCTTCAGAGCCTCTTCAGGTATCGTATCAAATCTGTCTACCAAGTGCTGCCCCTGTTGGAGACACTCCCTGAATGCCCTGCGCTACCCTAGATGCACCAATGTTCTGTGCCTGCATTGGTGTATAAGGCTGTAAGACAAACGGATTGATCTGGTTTATCGGAGTTGCCTGCGTGATAGGCTGGAACGTAGGTGGAGCCGTTGGAGGCTGCATAACAAAACCGCTACCTGGACCGCTACCTGCATCTCCACCCGCCTGATCCACGGGTGTGCATACGCCGTCCTTCAGTACAAATCCCTCTGGACATGGATCCATTGGAGACTTGACCTCTCCACCATCATCACTGCCATCCATTCCAACTTGTGACCCTGGACCATATCCGGTGTATACACTTCTATTTAACAAATCCTCCACACTTTCTGGTGGACCCAAGAGAGCGTTCGTTAGAAGTTCCATACCTGCGCCAACCATACCGCCGCCGCCAGGTCTTCCAACTATGCCCGTTACGTTTCCTTGAGCATCAAGCTCGTAACCGTAAGCGGTATCAAGTGGATTACCAAAAATGGTGTCCTGTAGACCACCCTCTTCTGGGTTCATGTAACCAGGCATGTTGTCACGTTGCGCCTGTGTCAAACCTGCTAAGTTTGTGGTCGCAGTTATGCCTTGATTGTTTGTGAACGTCTGTAATCCTGTGGGTAATCCGCGTGCATCGTAACCTATGCCTGCATCAATCTGCGCTTGTGTCAGTCCACCTCGCTGACCCATTTCAGCAAAATCGTCATCTACCATCTTATCAAGGTTAGCTAACTCTTGAGCGGTAAGTTGACCAGGTGCAACCGGAGCCGTGATACCCCTCTGATTAGGCATAAGATCATTGACCTTGCTCATATCGTCAGTGCCGCCACCAAGAACCACCTGTGCGTTTACTTGCGGTGCAGAGGTTATTCCTGCTATGCCTCTTGGCGCAAATCCATATTGCGCTTCAAAATCAGCAGGGTTCATGGTTCTTTCGTCTTGACGCATTGGATCATTCAAAACAGCCGAATATACAGGTGTATCCCCTAACGTCCCCCCTGGAGGACTAAGAGTCTGTATGCCTACAGGAGAAGGAGCGAATGTAGCCGCCTGATTTCTAGCCGCATCAAGTTGTTGCTGTGCCGCTATTTGTTGCTGTTCGACAGGAGACATGTCTGTGACCATGCCCGTGTCTGCGGTGAAAATATCTTCAGCAGCCCGTTGCTCCCGCTGCTGCTGTTGATCCACGATGTTCTGTATATCTTGCGCCGTGGAACTAAACTGCCGCTCCGCAGCCTGCCGCTCTAACTCTTGCGCCGCGCCAAAATCGCCTCTGTTAACGGCTTCGGCAAAATCATCGCGACCTTGATCCCCAGTAAAGCCCAGACTCTCTCGGAAATCTTGTTCTCTCGCAGCCATCTCTGCGGGATTTGAACGATCAGGACGATCACTGCCTGGCTTGTCTCCACCACCACCGCCAGAATCATCAGGTCCACCAAACAAACCAAAACGAATCTCATGATAATCACGAGTGTCGTCAAAAAGATTCAGACCGTCAGACCACGACCTCTTTGTTTCTGGGAATATTCCGCGCATAACAGCTCCTACCGTTTGGTCGCCTCCAGTATCCTATCTGATGACCCGTATGCTCAGGGATAAATCGGCGCATGTCTTTCGCAATGTATGATACACTATCTACCGCTACCATGTCTATAACCCACGCCTGTTCACCCTCAACTCTCGCAAACGCTTCCGTACCATCATATTTTTGAGTCCGACCCTCCTCCTCGGTCAAAAAACACCATGTGCAAAAACCTATCAACGAATCGTCACGAAGATAATATCGAACCTTGCCATGCTCTATTGCAGGAATGAATCGGTAGCCAAGATTCTTGATGCTCTGATCACGATAATGGGGCGCAGAGTCCAGTAACACGCACATACGACCAAACATCTCAAATGAATTTATTTTTGAAATTTTTTCCACCCCTAGGGACTCCTTTAGCTATTCCTACAATTTAATTGTGGAACTTGCAACCTGAACCTGGGTTCAATGGAAAAACACATGAATAAATGTACCCATCTAGGGCGGGAGGGTGGGCGCGGCGCGGCCTGGTTTTTGTCAAGGGGGTCGGGGGTCAAACATTTGACACATCCCGCCCGATCCGACCAAGTAACCCCTGTCAAATTACTGACAAATAAAATGTGTTTTACTTGTTGTATTGTGTTGCATGTTGTCTCATATGGTAGTAATGTCGAAGGACATTAAGGGAAATCGGACGGCAATAGCCAAGCGACCCCAAAGCAATCTTAATCTTATGGAGGATTATATTATGACAACACAATTTCCTAGAGCGCATCAGTTCAACAAACTCGATGCAAAGCAACAACATGAGTTCGCTAAAGAGATGGCGAAGTTATGGGGTGGCATTGTTAAAGAGATTGAAGCGCAAGCGGTAGACAATGGCAATGCCTACTATCGCGAACAGGAATTTTCGTACAAGGCAAAAGCTGCCTATACGCAAGTTCGCAACATGTTCACTTGGAAATAGTAACCTAGGCTAGGGCATAATGCCCTAGCCATTACCTAGCCAATGGAGGGCTAATATAATGACTAAAGAACGTAAACTTCCTTTTGATTGTGCAGTCGGTACTGAACCGGAGACTGTTCAGAATATATTCGGCGGCGATAGCGTGACTATCCCTGCTGATGCTGTTGCAGTTTATGACGTTATTATGGGGTCAAGTATGATGGCAGAAAAAGCCACCAACCCAAAAGCGCAAGCCAGACTTTATAAAGAGGTTCGCAAGGGTCTGGATTGGTTCATGAAACATGAGCCAAAAGCCTATATGGTTTTGTTAGACTAATGGTTAGGCTGTTCTTCGTGCTAGCAGGATTATTCCTGCTAGCTACAGCTCATTCACTGTACGGATTAACTACAGTAATGAGTATGGACGTTGATAGCATTATCAGGCTATCGATTATCGTGCACGCTGTCGCGGCATTCTATTGCGCTGGCGTAATTCATCTAATAGTGAAAGGCAGGAGATAATGAAAATAATGACCCCTCGAAAAATTGTTGAGATGCGAGAGCGTCACGGCATTCGGTCAGCCACTAGGCTGGCCGAAATTATAGGCGTTGGTCCAACGACTATAAAACGATATGAGGCGGGTTATTTGAAACCTACTAAAGCAATCAACAATCTTTTTAGATTGTTTGATAAGCACGGGGAAAGGTTGTTTAATGAATTGGATAACTGTTAATGATTGTATGCCAAACGTGGGAGACCGCGTTTGGTATTTTTTTGAACCCGTTGGCGTATGGCAAGGCCAGTTTGACGGGTATTATCAAGATGAAGACGGGCGGGAATGGAAAGGAATGCATGTTTTCAGCAACCCGAAAGGATGGCTGACTGGTGACGTAACCCATTGGATGCCCGATATTGGTCAACCCGAACCGCCCGAACCCGAATAATTTAGTTTGTTTTTTGTTTGTGTTCGTATATAATCATTCATGAGGGGTCGCCATGACCGCCGACCAGACACGCGAACAGCACCCCTCTTTTTTTAACCTGTCTATGGAGGACAAAATGAATATCACATTTATATCAGATGAGAGTCACGGTTGGGGCATCGTAACACAGCATCAATTGATGGCTGTCGCACGCATGTCGCCAATGGATTTTTCTTCATTCTCATACGAAACCCCTAATGAGGAAATGTATGCCTTGGAGGAAGATTGCGATTTTCCTAAATTCCTAAACAAGTTGGACAGCATGGGCGTTAAGTATGAGATAAAAGATCGTACTGTCACACGCGACCATGATGACAACCCTAGGAATTGGAGAGGCATCACTAATTGGACAGATTATTTTCTGGCAGACGGATGGGTACGTTCTTAGAAACTCAAGATTGGGATAGCCTATTCGTAATAGGCTATCTCGTTCTTTGTGTGATCGGACTGGTAACCATGCTATACGTCACCAGGAATGATTGATTTAATACTAGTCCTCCATACTAGTAGGACGGGGAG